GTTAAACATCGCGTAAGACTTTTAGGAATTGATACACCAGAATCAAGAACAAGACATAAGAATGAAAAGGTGTATGGATTACTCAGTAAGGCCGCACTCAAGTCATGGGTACATTGGGCAACTATGTCCGATAGAGATGATATTGATATTGAAATTCGATGTCCAGAAGCGGACAGTCGTGGAAAGTTCGGTAGAATCTTAGGTGAGGTTTGGGTGAACTGTAATGCTGAAGGTGAACATGGTGGATGGACAAATGTAAATCAATGGTTGTGTGAGAATGGTCATGCAGTTGGTTATACAGGACAGAACAAAGATGATGTTAAAGATGAACATTGGAAAAACAGAGTACTTTTAGCAGAACAAGGTGTTCATGATCTATTGCCTTGGGATGAAGATTAATGGCATATTCGGAGAAGGTAGTTGAGCATTACGAGAAACCTAGAAATGTTGGGAGTCTGGATAGCAGCAACAACTCTATCGGTACTGGTTTGGTGGGGGCTCCTGAATGTGGTGATGTGATGAAACTTCAGATCCAAGTCAATGAGAATACTGGTGTAATAGAAGATGCTAAGTTCAAGACATTTGGATGTGGAAGTGCTATTGCTTCTTCAAGTCTCGCTACAGAATGGGTAAAGGGAAAAACTATAGATGAAGCAAATACAATAGAAAATACAAAGATAGTAGAAGAGTTGTCTTTACCACCAGTTAAAATACATTGCTCAGTTCTTGCGGAAGACGCAATCAAGGCAGCAATTAAAGATTATAAAAGTAAACAAGTAACATAATATGAAAGGGTAACTATGAATTGGTTGACAAAATTAAAAAATATAATACTTGGACAAAAAGCACAGGCCGAAGAAACAAAAAAACAAGTAAAGAAAACTACAAAGAAAGCAAAGAAGACGGCTAAGAAATCTGTAAAAAAGGTAAAGAAATGAATTCACATAAACCTTCTAATGATGGTGAAAGATGATGAAGACATTTAAAGAATGGGGTTTAGATGATAAACTCGACAAATATGTTAGTAATGAAATAAAGAAAAGGAAACTTGCAAGATTTCCTGTAAATGCTACTGATGATTATAAGATGAAAAAAGGTAAACCCACATTTACATTTCCATCACCTACTGGTACAATGGTTATTAAGGTTTGGTTACGACCTATGGCAAAACCAGCAAAAAGTCATACAAAAGCATTTAACTACGAATTGGATGATAAATGAAAAAATTTAACGAATACTCTTCCTTTGAGGATAAGATACTTGCTACGTTGAAAAAGAGTCCGTCTGACCTAACGACTCTTTCTCATAAACTTAAAATGGATATTATGCCAGTCAGTTCGATGTTGGAACATCTCAAGGTCTATGATAAAGTTGAGATGTACAAGGAGAAGTGGCAAATTAAAAGAAAGAAAAATTGAATTGGAAAACATGAGTTATTCGCGATGGATAGATTCCAAGTTTTACACATATTGGAATTCTACTAAGGTATACAACAAAGAAGATGAAATTTTTATTTGTCATACAGACATTCAAAGATATTATGGATTCACCTATACTGAATGTAAAAAGTATATTGAAGATGCTGTTTCGGTAAAGGGAAGAATCAACGAAATCGATGACGACACAGAAGCAAAAGAACTACAAGGCTACATGAGACAATTTGTTGAGGATGTAGATAAACAATATCAACCAAATCAAGAATAGAGCAATGAAAACATTCAAGGAATATATTGTAGAAGCGCCAGTGTGGCAACAAAGTACATCTAAAATGGTATTTGGGTGGACAAGTTTTGATTATGCAATGTTACCATTATCTTCTAGTATGCTTAGTCGAACAATGAAGCAAAACAGGGATAGAGTATTTCATGTTTTAGGAGAAGATGATATTGGTAATTTGATAAAGTTACAAGGTAAGAAAAAATCTATTGCTGCATTTTATAGAATGGAAGCTGACTCAATAGAAGATGGTGTACAGTCAGGTGGAGCTATTGTTGCAGAGTTGGAAGGAAAAGTTCTCTTTTCTGGTGAAGAAGATGTTATGAGTAAACCAGATAAGACAGGCAGGAGATGGATTGCTTTTGATGTTGCGACAGGGGAAAATAAGGGAGAACAACCAATACATGCTCAGATAAAAAAAGATTTTGAAAAAATGATATCGGATATCCTAAAAAAAGAAAAAGTCAAACATCCTTCTAACATAGATGGAACACTTCAAGCATGGTCAAATTATGGAAACAATTCGGATGGAAAAACGAAAGCGAGATTGATTAAAGGATATTTCGATGGATTGGAATCGATACTTAAAAATAAAAAATATCAAGATGCGATATCAAAGAATTTTTATGGATACATGAAAGATAAAAGTGGAGACATGGGCTCTTGGGATGAACAGATAGTTAATGAGATTTCAATTAAAAAGTTCCACTTCTTAGAGGAAGCGTTAGAATGGGCAATTTCCAGAGAACCAAAAGAACTTTCAAAGGGAATACCTTTTAAAATATGGTCAACAGCAGAAGACTTGGAAGAATATATTGCAAAAAAGGCAAGAAAATGAAAACATTCAAAGAATATACTAGAGACTACAAAGCGGAGTACAAGAAGTTTCAGTCTTCTCCTGAGCGAATCAAGTATCGTGCAGAGTTAGTTAAGTACAATCGTGAGAAAGGTACTTATGGAAATGGTGATGGCAAAGATGCTTCTCATAAGGATGGAAAGATTGTAGGATTTGAAAAAGAGGGAAAGAATAGAGGAAGAGCGGAAGCAAGTAGACTAAAGGGTTCTAAGAGAAAAGTCGAAGAAGCAAATTCCAAGTATATTGTTTCCAAGAACCCTAACGACAAGAAGTGGTATGTAATGGGTCATGTGGGGAGAAACAAATGGATGCCAGTTTCTAATGGATTTAAGAACAAAGCACAGGCACAGAAGTGGGCAAAGAGTCAAGATAATGTGGATGACGCGGCTCGTGGAGAAATTGGTGCTGTATGAAAACGTTTAAACAATTCACAGAAGATATTTCAAAGAGTGACCTTGACCAAGTGGAGAAATATGCGGATAGGTTATTCAAAGCAGTAGGAATTGATGTGGAGTTCACCAGACATTTCCTTGATAGAGTCAATGATGAACGAAACAAGAAACCAATTACTTCTGCTGAACTCATTCGATTGTTCCGTTTGACTTACAAAAAGTATGGTAAGAAAATACCTAAGATGGGCGCTGATGCACAAGCAGTAATACACGATATGGAAACGGATGTCAATATGCCATTTGTTCTGAATCTTGATAGAAGTGGAATGCTTGACCTTGTTGCAAAAACGGTGATGAGAAAGAAAGATTTCAAAACAAGTAACCAAAAGTTAGAGGTGTGATGAAAACATTTAAAGAATTTACAGAAGCATTTTACGATAAAGCTACTTTAGTTCAAGTTAATAATTGGTTACGAGGTGTAAGTAGATTGTTACCGAATAAAGATTTGATAGCACTAGCGAAAAAGAAGTGGAAACTCAAGAAGATTGAATTTAATCCTAATTATACGAAGGTTCTTGCAATAGAAGAAGTTTGTTGTGATGATTGTTATGACCATATCGTAGAAGAGTCTGAATATCAAGGTAAGAAGGTCAAACTCAATGATCCAACTCGTTCAAGTGACGGAAAGAAAAAGTTCTATGTCTATGTGAAGAATGAAAAGGGTAATGTAGTCAAGGTGGGATTTGGAGACCCTAATATGGAAATTAAACGAGATGACCCTGCAAGAAGAAAAGCATTTCGTTCAAGACATAATTGTGATGACCCAGGCCCAAAATGGAAAGCAAGATATTGGAGTTGTTACCAATGGAGAGCTGGAGCAAAGGTAGATAACTAATGAAATCTTTTAAACAATACATTACAGAAATTGGTGTAGACCCCTTTAAGATAGTAGGAGCTCCTGCATGGACTGAAAGTCTATCTACCATGTTGTTTGACTTGCGAGATGGTGGATTGAAAAATGTAATGATTCCATTATCTCCTGCGATAATGAGAAGGATATGGCCAAAACCAGTTCGTACAACAGTATTTCATTT